ACAAGTACGGCACAAGTAATCACGAAGTTCTTAAACGATTTGACCCACAGTTTGAAACGGTAGCGTGCAAAAAGAAGCATCGGTATTTCTACCCAGTGGCTCATAGCAAGAAAATCAAAAAAGAGATGGTGTCGTGGATTGTTGGTAAGTATGGCGAGGCACAGCCATATCCCAAAGGCGACAACAAGTCATATGACATTGTGGAAATAAAACGAAATTCACAAGACAGTGGTAGCAATCCATTCGATTTCTAGGAGGCAAAAGTGAAAACCGACCGCAAGAAGCTTATCTCCATCCTGACCGCCGTGCGTCCAGGCATCGCCAAGAAGGAAGTCATCGAACAGACCACCAGCTTCATCTTCACCGGCGACCGCGTCATGGCCTACAACGACGAAGTCTGCGTCCAGCACCCGTTGCCAGCGGACGTCACCTTGGAAGGTGCAGTACAGGCAAAGGAGCTGTTCGCCCTGCTGAACAAACTGTCGACGGACGAGATCGAACTGGAGATCAGTGGCAACGAACTGCTGATAAAAGGAGGGAAGACGAAGTCTGGCATCAAGCTGGAAGTCGCATCCTCGGTTCCGGAGATCGTCAAGGTGCTCGGCAATTTGGACGACTGGGCTCCACTGCCGGAGCTGTTCCTGAAGGGGATTGAGTTCTGCTTGTTCTCCACTGGAACGGATATGACCAAACCTATCCTCACCTGCGTCTGCATTGCGGACAACTTCGTCATCAGCAGCGACAATCGCCGCCTTACTCGCTTTGATATGAGCGATACGGAGGGGGTGTCTGATCTCGGGCTCATGGCTGGCGAGCAGATGCTCATCCCCGCAACCAGCGCACAAGCGTTGAAGTCCTACCCGGTCACGGAGTTTACGCTGACCAAAGGCTGGCTCCACTTCCGCACCAAAGACGACGCGGTGTTCAGTTGCCGCGACATCGAAGGGTTATTCCCCGCCGACAAGATCCATGCCATCCTGGACAGAGCTGAAGGCGAGCTGGTGAAGCTGCCAGAAGGGTTGGCCGAGACGCTGGAGCGGGCAGGGATCTTCTCGACAGCTGACAAGAAGTCTGGTGGCGTTGACCATGTCAAGGTGTCGTTGACCGAAGGGATGCTCACCGTTCGCGGCGAAGGGCAGGTTGGGTGGCTGGAGGAGACGAGCCGGGTTCGGTACAAAGGGCCGGAGATCACATTCGACGTCAGCTCTGACTTCCTGTCGGCGATTCTGGCCCACAGCGGCGACATGCGCGTCGGCGAGAACCTGCTGAAGTTCGAGGGTGCAAACTTCGCCCATGTCGTGTCTGTTCTGGCAAGCAAGTAAAGGGGATTGATATGAAATGGCGTGAACGAATTAAATTGGCGTGGTTTGTTCTCTCAAAAGGATGCTTGCCTGCCATACCGTATAATCTTTCTCGATGGGAGATTGTTGAGGTGTTGGAAAATGGCAAATATGGTCGGCGGATTACCTCATTCATACATGAGCGTCATGCTGACGATTTCTTACAGCGAAGCACCCTCGGCAATTTTGCGAAGGTTAGACTGATAGGCTATTACCAAAAGCAGCCTTCCAAATGAGCCTCGGATTCTTCTCGAAAACTGAAACGCAGGTTGTAGGCAGTCTCCCCGGTCGTCGGAAAGGGAGACTGCTACCCCCGGTCCTCAAAATACAACCGCCGAAGTTCGAAGTTCAGAAGAAGAAAACCACCCCTATTCCAAACCGGAAGCAGATGGTCTTGGACATAGAATGCTACATCAATTATTTCCTGGTGAAGTTTTTGAACATTCACACCGACGAGGTTCTAAGTTTTGAAAAGAGGAACGACTCGCCGCTGGACTGTCGAGGTGTTCTGAAGCTGTTGAATGACTACGAGATAATCACCTTCAACGGAAACAACTACGACGCCCCCATCGTAAAGCTAGCCTTGAAGGGAGCGAGCAATGCTACTTTAAAGGAAGCCACCAACCGGCTCATAAAGGGCGACATCTCACCTTATAGATTCGAAGAGTCTTATGCCCAAGCTCCTATAAATTTTGACCACATCGACTTGATTGAAATTACCCCTGGCATTTCGTCGTTGAAAATATACGGCGGCAGGCTCCATTGTCGTCGTATGCAGGACTTGCCGTTTCCTGAGGATACTCGGCTGACCGAACACGAAATGGACGAGGTGAACTTGTATTGCGGTTACGATTTACAGATAACCAAAATGCTGTTCATCGAACTCATTGAGCAGGTTGAACTCCGGCGGGTTATGTCAAAGCAGTACGGCATAGACTTGATGTCAAAATCGGATGCTCAGATCGCCGAGGAGGTCATCAAAGCCGAAATATTCAAACTGAAGAAAATCAATCTGAAGAGGCAGACTGTATCTAAATATTTCTTCAACTACAAGACTCCCGACTTCATAAAATTCAAGACGCGGGTTTTACTTGATGCCCTGGACGTGGTCGAAAGCAACCCGATGGAAATCAACGAAAGCGGTCGGACGGTTATGCCGAAAGCCCTGTCACAGTTGAAAATAAACATCGGGAAATCGTCATACAACATGGGGATCGGAGGATTGCACTCCACGGAAAAAACCGCGTTCCATTTGGCCGACGATCGAACATTGATTTACGACTGGGACGTTGACAGCTATTACCCAAACATCATCTTGAACTGCAACTTGTACCCCAAAAGCATCGGGGTGGATTTTCTGACTGTTTACCGGAAGCTGGTGACCGAGCGCCTGGAAGCGAAAGCTGCTGGTAACAAGTCAAAGTCCGATTCCTTCAAGATCGTCGTCAACGGGAGTTTCGGGAAGCTGGGTTCGCCTTACTCCGTCTTCTACTCGCCTGAGCTGATGATACAAGTGACCATCACCGGCCAGTTGCTGCTCCTGATGTTGATCGAGAGCTTGGAGCTGTCAGGTATTTCCGTTGTTTCCGGGAACACAGACGGGGTCGTGTGTATTTGTCCACGGGAGAAAGAATCGCTTATGAAGAACATCATCAGCGATTGGGAGGAGAAAACAAGGTTCAAGATGTCGAGTGCCAAATACCTCGGGATCTACTCCAGGGACGTCAACAACTATATCGCGATCAAAGAGAACGGCGAGGTTAAAACCAAAGGCATCTTTTCGGGAGCTTCGCTGAGTAAGAATTCGGAAAATGAAATTTGCAACGATGCGATGATTGAATATCTGAAATATGGCACCCCTTTCAAAGAAACGATTCAATCCTGCACAGACATCCGGAAGTTCATCACAGTGCGTTCGGTCAAGGGCGGTGCTGAGAAGGATGGAAAGTACCTGGGCAAATCCATCAGGTGGTATCACGCAAAAGATGTCAACGGATCAATAGTATGCAAGACAAACGGGAATAAAATCCCTTTGACAGAAGGCGTTATTCCGAAGATGAACATGGGTGGCAACCTCCCCGAAGACATTGACTACGATTGGTATGAGCAACGATGCTATGAGATGTTTCAATAATATTTTGACCTCGCTGCATGAGGACGTGATATGGAACGCACTTGTCTGAATTGCAAATTTGTCCAACAATGTTCTCATGCACAGAAGACAGCACTCAACGTGATTTTGAAAGTGCAGTCGCTAGCAAAGGGTGCTTAATTCTTTGAAATCGCCGCGAAGACTTGTGGCAGCTACACAGGGAAGAAACTGAAACGGATCAACGGAAACCAAGCTGTATTTGAATTCTAGGAGGAAACAATGACTGAAGAACAAGTAAACCACCCAGCCCATTATGGCGGTGCTGACAATCCATATGAGGCAATCAAAGTCATCGAGTCGTGGCGACTAGGCTTCTGCCTCGGCAATGCGGTGAAGTACCTGTCGCGGGCGGGTAAAAAGGACAGGACTAAATTCATCGAAGATATGGAGAAGGCTGTCTGGTATATCGCCCGTGAACTTGCGAAAGCACCCATCCAGCACCACGCGAGTCTCATGGGCTTCGCTACTGACTACACGCCTCTCCGTGTCGCTGCCTCTTGGGATATAGGGGTAAACCTCGCGGCGGCAGTCTGCGACATCGCTCGCTCCGAGCTGCTTCGTCAGCAGTCCGTGGAGTGGAAGATATCCCTTGAGGACGCTATAACAGCAATCCAAACCGAAATCAACATTCAGAAAGGAACCTGTCATGCTGCTAGTTAAACCATCTGCCGAGATCCTGCAAATTACCGAGCACCCTCTACACCTGATTGAGAAGGCGGGGAGGACGTGCTACAAGTCCGAGGACAAGATCACCATCACGTCGGCGGGCAACTTTGCCGAAATGATCCTGAAGCGAGGCCATGACTCTGTTCTGGAGCACGCAACGGCTTCTGTCCGGTTCATCTGCGACCGAGGTGTGAGTCACGAGATCGTGCGACACCGGATTGCCAGCTACAGCCAGGAGAGCACAAGGTATTGCAATTACAAAGGGGATGTCTGTTTTGTCATCCCACCATGGATCGATAACCTCAGTCCTGGTGAGTACAGTGAAGGTAGTCACTTTGGTTTGGTTGATGAGGGTGCGTTCAAGTGGTTTTTTGCCATGCTAGCTGCCGAGCGGTCATACAACTTGCTGCTTGATCATCGCTGGAAACCAGAGCAAGCCCGCTCCGTCCTGCCGAACAGCCTCAAGACGGAAATCATCATGACGGCGAACCTGCGCGAGTGGCGACACTTCTTCACCCTCCGGACAGCCCTCGCAGCACACCAGCAGATGCGCGAAGTTTCCATTCCTCTGCTGGCTGAATTTAAATCTCGCATCCCCATCATATTCGATGACATTTTGAAGGAGGACAAGTAAATGCCTGCACTCGCACTAGACTATCGCCCCAGAACCCTCAAGGAAGTTCGTGGCAACGAAACTACCATCAAAGCCCTGGAAGCGGTGTTGGCCCGCAAGGTGGAGAACATTCCCCACACCATCATGCTGTGCGGTCCGTCTGGCTGTGGCAAGACAACCTTGGCCCGCATCATCGCCAGGGAGATCGGCTGCGTCGGCGAGGACTTCGTGGAGATGGACATTGCCGACTTCCGGGGAATCGAGACAGCCCGCGAGCTGCGTCGAAATATGAACTATCGCCCAATGGAAGGTCGCTGCCGGGTGTATCTTCTTGATGAATCGCACAGGCTCACGTCAGATGCGCAGGAAGCGATGCTGAAGGCGTTCGAGGATACCCCACCCCACGTCTACTTCATTCTGGCGACGACCGATCCGAACAAGCTGAAGCCCACAGTTCGCAACCGCTGCACCACCTTCGAGGTATCGCCCCTCAGCACCCGCGAGATGAAGGGGTTGCTGGAGGAGATACTCGCATTGGAGAAGGTGAAGATCCCGGGTGCAGCGATGGATGCTATCGTCGACAACTGCCTGGGATCGCCACGGAACGCCCTGCAGCTCCTCGAAAAGATCATCGACATGGATCCCGCGGACATGGCACTGGCTGTGGAGAAGACTGCTGCGGATCAGTCGCAGGTGATTGACTTGTGCCGTGCACTGATCAAAGGGGAGAAGTGGGGTGTCGTTGCGAAGATCTTGAAGGGGCTCGAGGAGCAGGAACCGGAAACCGTTCGCCACGGGGTGCTTGGATACTGTGCATCCATTCTGCTGAAGGAAGACAACAAGCAAGCGTTCTTGGTTGCCGACAGCTTCAGGAAGCCCTTCTACGAGAGCGGCGGGAAAGCCGGATTGATCCTGGCGTGCTATGAGGCTTTAAACATATAAAATTCAAGGTTCTATTAATTTTTAACTTTATTTTTTATTTTGTTTAGTTTACAATGTTTTCAACGGTGCTAATACATCAAAACAGGAGGATGCATGAAGAACAACTTTGAACAGGACGTCGCAATCGACCCGGCAAACCTCGCCTTGGAATGGTTAAGGCAGGCGACACTCGTCCACAAGTATGCTGAACTCAGCGCACGGGCGAAGGATACGCTGACCCGTGCCAAGGACAACTTGGAGGTGGTGAAGGCTCAGGTAGACGGGCGCATCCGGGCGATCCCTTCCGACAAGAAGCCGACGGAAGCAGCGATCTCCGGCATGGTGCTCCAGTCCGAGGAATACCTCCGGGCGAACGAAGAATACCTGCAAGCCAAGCTCACAGCCGACCTCGTCCAATCGGCTTGCATCGCCCTCGACCACAAGAAAGCTGCACTGGAGAACTTGGTTCGCCTCATGGGCCAGAACTACTTCGCAGGGCCGAAAGAGCCACAAGATCTCGGCGATGCGTGGGGCAAGCGGCTCCAAGATGTTTGCATTGACCTGCAGGTCGACATCGACCAGCGGGCGAAGGATCGCATGGCTCGCCGAGCACAGCCCACTGAAGCCGAACTCGCGGCAATGCCCCAGGAGGAATTTCGTAGAACCACGAGGAGAGGAGCATAAAGCCAATGGCTGCGAAAACGTATGACTTCGACGACGTGGTTATGTTCGGCAAGCATCGTGGCAAGTCCATCACCCGGATCATCGCAGACGACCCAGGCTACATTATATGGGCGTTGGCGAACGTCAAAGGGTTCTTCGCTACTGAGGCGGTTCTGAAGGAAGCTCGGGCGAATTCATAAAACAGGAGGAACAAAGCAATGACATTTGCACGGGTCAAAACAGTTCTTGTCGATCAAATGGGTGCAGATCCCGACGCGATCATCCCAGAGACTCACTTGGTTGACGACCTCGGCTTCGACAGTCTCGATGCTGTCGAATTTGCCATGGATCTCGAAGAGGCGTTCTGCATCGAAATCCCTGACGGCGTCATCGACTCCATTAAAACAGTCCAGGACGTCGTCAATTTCATCGAATCACAGCAGCAGTAAAATTTCATTCAAAAGGAGAAGCACAATGGCAAGAGACGCAAGAGACGAGCGCAGAAGATCGGTACGCGACAAGGCCCGCCAGGACGCACAGGACGTCGGCAGCGGCGGGGGTAGCAGTTACATTCGCCTCCCGCAAGGCTTCGAGTTCCAGGAGACGAAAGCGGGCACGAACGAACTCGACATTCTGTGCTACGAAGTCAAGTCCACTCGCTATTCCAAGGCGAGCCCTGGCGAACTGTTCTATCGCCGCGAGTACAAAGTCCATCGCAATGTCGGTGCCGAGAAGAAGTCCTACATCTGCCCGACCACCTTCGGCAAGAAGTGCAGCATTTGCAGCTATCGGGACGAGCTGGCCAAGGACTACAAGGCCAACGAGAAGCTCGTCGGTGCGTTGAAGCCCCAGGTGAAAGACCTGTACTACGTCGACCCTGACGGCAAGGGCAAGAAGTTCAAAGTCCTCGACGTCTCCCATCACAACTTCACGAAGAAGCTGATGGAGGAGGTTCGCGAGGGCGATGAAGACTTCGTCGGGTTTGCCGATCTGGAAAAAGGGTATACGCTGAAGGTTCGCTTCGTGGAGGAGACCTTCGACAAAAGCAAGTACCTGGAGGCCACGCGGGTCGACTTCGTATCCCGTCCGGACTACCCAGAGTCCATCCTGGACATTCTGCCTGACATGGACGAGCTGTTGGTCGAGATCAGCGACGACGCCCTCAACAAGATCTTCCTCGAACTGGACGACAATCAACCGACCCAGCGAGACGATCGTGGCCGGGAAGATCGCGGTCGCAGCCGTGACGACGACACCCGCGAAACTCGCCGCAGTCGCGACGATGCACCCCTTCCGGAAGAAGAACCACCGAGCCGTGGCCGGGGACGCGATGCAGACCCTCGCGACGAACCGCCTGCTCGCCAACGCAATACCCGCGAGGAACCGCAACCGGAGCCGGAAGCCAGGCGTGGGCGGGGTCGGGAGGAAGAAAAGCCTGCTGAGCCCCCTGCACGCGAACGCGGTCGCCGGGAAGAGCCGAAGAACGACAACCCGTGTCCGGAAGGCTTCGTCTACGGTGCCGATGCCGACAAGAAGGACGCCTGCCAGAAGTGCAACGTCTGGGAGAAGTGCATGGACGAGCGGGATCGTCTCGCCGCCGAGCAGAAGACTGCTAGCGGTCGTCGCGGATAAGATTTAGCAGTTACCCCAGCGACTAAGGAAGTGAACTGTCGCTGGGGGTTTTTTCAAACAGTTTCGAGGTGGCGCTTGTCGCAGAACTTACCTGCTAGGGATAGTGGAGCGTTGTCATCGGGAAACCGGGATGCTGACAACCTGGGGCCATAAGCCAGCCATAACCAGAATCACGCCGCTAGGTAAAGCTTCGGAAGGGCGGTTATCTCGCCGGAGTTGAAATCCTTCACCTCGAATTTTACAAAGGAGCAACACCCATGCAGAACGATCATCCACCAGGACAGGAACAAGAGCCGGAGGTCAACTACATCGACGTCCAGGAGGCTCTCAAAATTGCAGCAAAGCACGGCATCAAGACCACGGTCGCCACGATGATCCAGTGGCTGGAGAAGAACAAGCTGGGGTATCAGCCTGGTGGTATCAACTCCAAGTGGTTTGTCGACGAAATCAAGTTCACCGAATTCATCAAAGGGAGACTGCCTCATGGCAAGAACCGCACCGGCAAGTCCTGAAAGCGTCGCAGCCCAGGTTGCTGAACGGGCAGCACGTCCGGTAGAGAAGCGGGTAGCCACAGAGATCGACCCAGATCGCTTGCTCAACTCGGGCATCACTCTGCTGAACCTTGCGTGCAGTGGGCGCATCGAAGGTGCGTTCGAGATGGGGGACATCATCACCGTCCCTGGTAGCAGCAGTGCGGGCAAGACTGCGTTGATGCTCACCACAATGGCTTCTGCTGCGAACATGCCTTTGTTCGACAAGCACGACCTCCTCTTCGACGACGTGGAGTCCGCTCTCAGGTTTGACATCCCTTACCTGTTCGGTAAAAAAGCAGCGGCACGCATCCAACCCCCTGCATTTTGGTCTACCGGGGCACCCCGTAACTCCAAGACCATCGAGGAAGTGAAGGGGACGATCCTTACTCGTTGCAGCAAGAAAAAGCCGTTCATCTACTGTGGGGACAGCTTGGACGCGCTCACCTGCGACGCCGAGTTGGACAGGGCGTTTAAGCAGGCTATTGAGATGGCGAAGGAGGACCCGGACAAGCGGAAGGAGATCGCCGGGAGCTACAACACCGAGAAGGCCCGCTTGATCCACGAGCTGTTCCGCATCATCAAGGACGAGGTCGCCTACAATAACTCCATCGTGTTCTTCACCCAGCAGCTCAAACAGAACTTTAGCAACATACCCTTCGCCCCCAAGTTCCGGACAACGGGCGGCGAAGGCCCATTCTTCTTCAGCTCGATACAGATCTGGATGAACAAGCAGGAGACTCTCAAGAAAAATAAGCTCAAGATCGGATCGCTCGTTGGTGCTGACGTTCGCAAAAACAAGCTCAACGGCATACTTCGTGAGGTCACTTTCCCAGTGTATTATCAACTTCCGGGATTAGACGATGTTGGCAGCATGGTGGACTTCCTGATCGAGCAGGACTTCTGGAAGAAGAAAAATAACGAGTACGTCGCCGAAGGGCTCGGCATTCAAGGAACCCGCCCCAAGACCACAGGCGAGGTGGGGACGCTGATCGAGCAGATAGAGTCACAGAACCTCGAGCGGCGTCTGCGTCGGCTGGTTGGACAAGCGTGGCACGAGCGAGAAGAAAGCGCCAACCTCCACAGGAAGCCCCGTTTCGAATAAAGGAGTTCTGCAAATGGCTCGAATTGTTGATACTGATAATTTTGGAAGCGATTACCCCAACGAGAAATTTCTGTTGTGGCGTATGCCTGAGGACGCAGCCAAACGCATCTGCGACATACTGAATGAACAAGGTGGTGTTTCATCTCCTCGGTATTACAAAGTCGTCGAGAATGATTATGTGCTTTTACCTGGCTTCGAGCCTTGAGGAGAACTGCAATGGCCCGAGGTGAGCTCTCCCCTGGCAAAGTATATATTGGAATCGATAACGGAGTGAGCGGTTCCATCGGGATCGTCAATCACAACGCAACCCGCTGCGAGTTCTACCACACCCCAACCCGATCCTGCCTCAACTATCAAAAGGAGGCGAAGAACATCACGCGGGTTGATGTCGTAGCCCTGGAAGAGCTGCTAGCCAAGGAACCCAACGCCATTGTGCTGCTGGAACGCCCGCTGGTGAATCCAGGAATGTTCTCGGCTACAGCTTCGGCCCTCCGTGCATTCGAGGCTACCCTGATTGTTTTGGAGCGGTTGGACTTGCCTTTCCTCTACCTCGACAGCAAGGAGTGGCAGAAGGCAATGCTCCCAAACGGTGTCAAAGGTGAGGCGTTGAAGTCGGCGAGCAAAGAGGTCGCGTCCCGGTTGTTCCCAACCCTCCGCCACAAGTTCAAAGCCGATGCTGATGGGCTGCTGATGGCCGAATGGGGCAGGAGGACGAACAAGTGAAGCCCTTCCGCTGCCTGCACTGTTTGGTCGACTTGGAGGAGACGGACGAGCTCGTTGGTAACGGGTTGGAATACCGTGTCCATCGCTGCCCCAAATGCGGATTTGGTCCGAGGTTCTTGAAAGACCCTGTGCTGGACGGAAGCTATGCCCAGCGACACAAGAGCAAGGACGGTGGATTTTGTGTTTCTGGAATGGCGGACGATCCTGATTGTAGTGTGTTTCACAAGCAAGCATCAGCGAAGAGCAGGAGAGGGGCTGCACCACCTGTTCAGGAAATAGAACCACCCCCACCAGACAACCACGCAAAACCCGGCGACATCATCTTCGTCGAGGACGACAAAGGGAACCGCACCCACCGCTGGCATTGGGGGCGTGGGTGCTGGATTCGGTTGAGGAGTTTATAATGTATATCCCCGAAGATTTGCCTGATGAATATACACCCGGCCAGAATCGAGAAGAAGAGCCCCGCCTCATCGAGCCCATGTATGCTGCTGGATATGCAAAAGATGAGCACAACATGGGCATGTTCGCAGGACCCTCGCCGAACCTCATGGAAATGCTTGAGGTTATCCCTGATGATGATCAACCTGCTTTTATCGTGTACTTTGGCCCAATAGACGGCGAGCACGTTCTTCTGTATCGCTGGCACAGGGGAAAGCAGGCGTGGATTCGTCTCCGTCAAAAATAATTTGAATATAGGCTATTATTTTGTTTACTTTGTATATTCTATAAAGTATACTATTTTCAACATACAGGAACACACTCCAACCCAAACGGATAAAGGAGAGAAAAGATGAACACTGAACCTAAAAAATACACCGTGACGGCTATCAAAAACGACGGGATGAAGAGTATTTATTTCGTTTTAGCCCTCTCCGCCGGAGCAGCAGAAGAAACAACCCTTCGTGAAGTCTACGCAGCCAAATGGGCGTTGGCGGAGGATGGTTGGCCGGAATCGGTTAAACTCCCGGATTTGTTTAGTCGGGGCGTTGCCTTGTTGGCAGTCAAAAATATGATCGATTTGGGTGTTTGATATGCCTGACGAATTCTTCAAATGGACTGATCGCAAAGGGGCAATAATTTCCGCCTCTGTCTGCTACCGCAAGCACACCGCGCTGGATCTCCGGGAAGCCTGCCTATCCACGCTCGGCGATAACCGCTTCTATGTGGGCGACCCGAACCATCTAAGTGACAAAGGGTTCAAGCTGTTCGTGTCAGACGTTCGCTGCAACCTGCAGATGACGATGGACTTGCGGCAAGGAGACAGGTGATGAAAATAAAGCCGAAGATGTTGTTCAGGGATAACGCAGGCTGTCTGCTGAAAACATTACGCCGAGTGCCGGGGTCTACCGACTGGTGGTGTACTGGCGTACCCGCTTGTATTGGCGAATGGCGATATTCGGAAGGCTGCATTTTGAAGGGGATAGAGAAACGGCGAAATTCCTTGGGAAAGGCTTTGAAATGATCGCCTCCGTCACCCTCACCAACTTCCAATCCCACCAATCTACCCACATCGACTTCTCCGACGGGGTGAATGCAATAATCGGATTCTCGGACGCGGGCAAGTCCGCCATCATGCGGGGACTCGCTTGGGTCATCACCAACAAACCTTCCGGAGCCGACTTCACCTCGCACTGGGGTGGGGAAACAAGCGTCGAGATCGAGCTGACCGACGGACAAACCATCAAGCGCCTCCGCCACAAGGACCGGAACGAATACTGGCTGAACGACCAGTGCTTCAAAGCCTTCGGCCAGGACGTACCCGCAGAAATCAAACTCGCCCTCAACCTTTCCGACGTCAACCTCCAGTTTCAGATGGACGGGCCTTTCCTTCTATCGGACAGCCCAGGAGACGTGGCCCAATACCTCAACAAGGTTGTCAAGCTCGACGGCATCGACCGTGCGATCTCCTACGTCCGGAAGGCACTCGGGGCTGCACAGCAGGACCTCAAGGTAGCCGATGCACAGCTCGTCGCTGTGAACGAACAGCTCGAGCAACTCACCTACCTGGAGGAGTTCGAGGCCGATGTGGTGGCTGTGGAAGCTCTGTCCAAGGAGCAGGACAGCAGGCGGAAGCAGCTTGCAGCTCTCCAAGGATACGAGGATCGTCTGGTCGAGCAAGGTCGCAAGGTTCGCGAGTTCAGCAGGATCGCTGCTGGCGACGTGCTGTTGGCCGAGTGCCTGCAACTGTCCACCGGGATTGCTGCAAATGCAAAGCGACGAGACACCTTGCAGGTACTAGCACGAGACTTCGCGGTGAACGACGGACTTCTGGTTCGTGCTGAACGGGTGCTCGCAGCGGAACCAGCTCTGACGGCCTTGCTCGCCGAGGACAAGCGGATTGCAGAACTGGATCGACGGGCCGCTGCTTTGCAGACCATCAGAACCCGGTACGCGACGCAGAGCACAGGAGCGGTTGCTGCTGGTGCTGATCTCGTGCGTCTGGAGAGGTTGTTTGCGGATACGATGCCTGACACTTGTCCACTTTGTGGGAAAAGCTAAAACGATGTCAGAACGAGACTGCAAACACGGCCGTCAGATTGGTAAATGCGCCGACTGCGACAACTCAGAGCTTGAGCAAGAGATTGACCGCTTACAAGATGCACTCGCCACCGCAAGGAAAGAAGCCTTGGAGGAAGCGGCGAGGATAGCGGAGAAGCATAACATCGAAGATGACAATGGCTACTCCAACCACATTGCAACTGAAATTCGTATAGCAGCAGGGAAGGGGTAATACGATGAACTTGCATCTTACCAACGGTGAGATAATTGAGTGCCCTGATTATGTATCATTAGGCTACTATAAGGATGGGAGTTACTTTACTGATAATCAATGCGGCATAACGGCTTTTAAATCACAAGCAAGCGAAGCGCCGTCTTCGTCTTTAGTTGTTTTCTGGAAGGAAATGCAAAAAGAAGCCACCGCCCGAGCTGCGGTGCTGGTGAGCTTTGTAACCATGTTAGCCGACTCCCGCCCCGAGGATGCTTCTTCAATGATCCGTGGTTACGCAGAAAAACTAATTTTCACCCTCGACGCCCGCACCAAGCAGGTCATGGCGATTGTGGGGGCGGCAAGCGATCATGAACGCAAAGCACAAAAACGTGGGAATGACCACGAGAGACGTGTACTTCTTAGCGGCGACGAATCGAGATGCGCATGTGATATCTGTGAAGCCTTCCGTGCCTATGAGGAGAAGAAGTGAAACCCTCAGCCATCCTCACCGCCGACCTGCACCTCCGCGAAGACACCCCTGTCGCTCGCCTCGACGACTACTTCGCGGCACAGGACAGGAAGATCCGGTTCATCGCCGACTTGCAGAAAGCCCACAACGGCATTCCCGTATTCGACGCAGGCGACCTCTTCAATAAATGGCGGGGATCCCCATTCCTGCTCCAATGGGCAATTCGCACCCTGCCCGACATCATCACCATCGACGGCAACCACGACCAGAGTTCGCACAACCGCGACCTGTTCGAAAAGACCAGTCTGGCGGTATTGAAAGCAGCAGGGGTTGCAAGGGTGCCTACGGAACCTATTTCCGTGGCCGAGATACCGGCGAGAATCCATTTTTTTCCCTGGGGGGCTACCCTGTATGGGGTTCAGCCTACAAAGCCAGGAGACGCCAAGCAAGTGGCTCTGGTACACACGATGACCTATGTGGGGCGCTCTCCGTATCCGGGATGCAAAGATCCAGGGGCGGGAACCCTGATGGAGAAGCTGTCGGGTTTCGATCTCATTGTATCGGGTCACAATCATAAAAATTTCGTTGTCGAACGCGAAGGCCGGGTGCTGGTTAATCCTGGGTCGATGATGCGATCCACTGCCGACCAAGCGGACCACAAGCCACGAGTTTATCTCTGGTATGCTGAGGACAACCACGTGGAAGCGGTGTTCCTGCCGATCGAAGAGGGTGTCGTCAGCCGCGAGCACATTGAAGTCGTCGAGCAGCGCGAAGGCCGGATGTCCGCTTTCGTTGAGAGGCTGAATACGGATGTTGAAATTGGTTTGTCGTTTGAGCGGAACATGGAGCGCCATTTGGCTGCTAATCGTATGCGGACCAGGACGAAGGAAATCATAGAGGAGGCGATGAGATGAGTGATGAATCCGATGAGCTTATTGAGGACTCTTGTCCAAAATGTGGAACACCTCTGCGTGAAAAATGGTCAGGAGTAGAATGCCCCAATCCCGATTGTGATTATTGGTTCTGTTTCTAGGAGAGAAACCATGAGCATCGAACAAGACCTGCTTGCCCTGAAGAAGAAGATCGAGCAAGCCAAAACCGACCACGCCCGTGCCGAGGGTGCTTTGGAGGAGACGAAGAAGCGCCTAAAGGACGAGTTCGGCTTCAGCACCCTCGAGGAGATCGACGCGGAGATCAAGCGGATTGATGCTGAGATACAGCGGGCCGAAGGCGAGCTCCAGGAGAAGGTTCGGGATCTGAAGGAGAAGTATGATGTCTGACGGCATCCAATACATCATACCACGTGATTGGATTGTTTCGGCTTCTGAAGAAGAGTTGGCTGAAGCAAAGCAATTTGGTGAGCCTTTTTGTTGTGCCGAGTATAATGCAATCATAGAAGGGTATCGCTACAAGGGCAAAACATACATTACAGCGGTGATGGTATGATTGATCTCGCCCCCATCCGACAAGAACTCGAACGACGCAAAGGCCGCGAACAGCAGCTCCGCCAAGACCTCGATCGACTAGAAGCCAAAGTCACCGAGTTGGTCAAGGAGGTCGCCTGCTGCGAGGAAGCCCAGGTTACAATACAAATCGTGGCACAAAAGACTCAGCAGGAATTGCAGTACCATATCGGAGAATTAGTCACCCTCGCCATGGCGTCGGTATTCGACGACCCTTATGAGCTGATGGTCGAATTCGTCCAGCGGCGTGGTCGTACTGAAGCTGACATCTGGTTCGTCCGGGATGGGAGGAAGCTCGACCCCATGTCAGCAAGTGGTGGTGGGCCGATCTTCGTCGGTGCGTTTGCCCTCCGGGTATCCCTCTGGAGCCTTGCACAACCGCGAACTCGTCCGACGCTGCTCCTGGACGAACCATTCATCCGTATCAAAGGGGATGCCGACAACATCAAAGCCCTGCAAATGACGAAAGAAGTTGCGAACAAGATCGGTTTGCAGATCATTATGGTATCCGACGAGCGGGTGCCTATGCACGAGATCGAAGCTGGGGCGGACAAGGTGATCCGCGTTCAGAAGGTGAAGAAGACGATCGGTGGTAATGTTTGGCCGGTTAGTCAAATTGCATTCAATCAGGAGGCAAAATCATGAACAATTTTCAACTGTTTGTCATTGTATTAGTCCTAGGTGTCGTTTCGTTCCTCTCTGGGCTGTATGCGAGCGAGCGTGTCATTAACGAAATGCGCACAATCGACGGTGAATTCGATAACCACACGGCGATTCTTCCATTACCACCCGGACCTGTTGAAGCAAAGATTTCGACATATCTCAAAGCCCGTGGGCACATACATCACGCAGATGTTGCTCGTGCGTGTGTTGCTGCTGGAAGTGATCCCTACCTGCTCGCCGCAATCGCAACTATCGAAGGGGCGAACCCATATGCACACGGTGCTGTGGGCAAGTATGGGGCTTGGCAACGTGTATGCCAAGATAACAAAGAATGTTAGTTTTTGCCGCCCGCTTAACTGCCCCGCAAAAAAAAATCATTACCTTGCATTTTTCTTGTTGACTAAAACCTAACGATAGGTTATATTTTATCCAACTTGAACACAGGAGGAAAACATGAAAAACATGACCCGCGAAGAACTTGTTAAAGCAGCACGCAAGTACGACCAGGTGCAAAACGAGGGCGCCGAAGGTTATAACCCTTACCGCAGCGAGCTTGAGCGCCGCCAAATCGAAGCCGAAGCTGCCCGTCCCAAAACCCGCGAAGATCGCAAAGCAGCCATTTACCGCGAACTTGACCGGAAAGATTGCTCTATCGCCCGCGAGTCTGGTACCTACAATCAGGCTGCAATTGATGCTCTCCGTGCCGAGATGAAAGCGATCGAATCCGAGGAAGCTGCCGAGTTTGCCGCCGAATGGACCGCCGAAGTGACGACCGCCCGCCGCCAAGAGTGGAACAACTTTGTCCGCAGTCTGATGGACAACAAAGGGCAAATCAGCGGTAAAGACCAACCGAAAGTTTGGCAACGGCAGAGAGAGCAAGGCTGGAATATCGACGATCTTAAAAAAGCCATCAAGCTCAACAACCTGTAAAAGAGGGGCCATCATGACCACACAAAGACTCGACTACCTGCAAGGCAAAACCGGGCGCATTTACGCAGCACGGCGCGGCACCATTCTTGTTTTTCTTTTTGATACTGGCGAGAGCTGGTTTTGCAACACGCAAGACATGACCGAAATCATCCACCAAGGCCCGGTCAAAAACTATTGGGAGCAAGGCATTGACTTTGCCGGCGGTTTTTCTGACTATTTCACTTTTGGCATGGCTTACGACGAAGAAGATCGCCCGCACTATCCGAAAGCAAACCCTATCGTCCCGATCACCGAGCAACACATCGAAAAACTCAAAACCAGAAGCGGCAAAAATCAAGCAGCAATGGCACTCGGCTCCATCAAGTCGGAGAGAAAGGCCGCTTCCTCCCGAGCCAATGGTGCTAAAGGTGGACGGCCAAAAAAAGCGCCAACAGAAGAATAACCTATCATTGAGGAGGAAAGCATGAAAGAGAAAATGCGAATTTCAATTGAAATACCAGAAAGGGACATTCGGAGCCTTGACGAATATGCAGCAATGTTCAGAGGCAATGGCGCAAAAACGATATTCGGAAAACGAGTGACAAGGGCCGAACTGATTCGAATGGCGGTTTACTTGATGGCACTCGGTTGGGAGAGGGGAATTGGCGAGGAAATATACCGAGTCGGTTCTGCGTCACTACGAACGAATGAAGACGTGTTGATACTTTCCGGGCCTGGCTTTCTCCTCCACTGCCCTACCCCAAGGAGTGTTGACTACTCCCCAGGCCCGGAAACTGTTATGCGGGGATTCTATACCCACAAATTTCGTATGATCCAAGACCAAAGCTGCTCACCTTGACTTGATCTGCTTGATTCCCACCCAGCAAGAATACCCTGTTGTTCTCCTCCTTTACCCAGAACGCCACATGGTATCCGCTGGTGCTTCCGGTTGCCTTGTCAGCCCCTTTCTGCTTCTGTCGGATGATGCAGACGCACCCTTCAACGGGCTTGTCGATCGCTTTGCCCCAGCTCAACCAGCTTTTAGCCGCGGCACTGTTGGTTCCCTTGTAACCCCCCTCGATGACGCACTTGTTGACGAAGGAGGAGCACCACGCTGTTTCGTCGTCGTCGGCGCTCAAGGATGTGGTGCTGTGGCAGTCAACAATAAATTGGTTGTTCTTTACTCCCGGTATTTCCTTTTCACCTACCTTAGATTTTGCGTACTCATACGGATTCATATTCATCCACTCCTCTTTTAAAAGAACAAGACAATCCTCACCAACCAGACGTAATGTCGTAGTTGTCTACGTCTTCGACCGTGGTCAGCGCGGCGATCGCGGTGGCGTGCGACCGTTCTTGGCTAAAGCACCGCTGGACATGCGCCCCGACGGCGGCGGCGATCGCTTCAACGTCTGCCTTGCCGATCTGCACCCAGCCGTTCTCCCCCTTCCAGTCGATGAGGGCGTCCGGCTCTTGCTGCACGCGGACCCAGGCGCCGGTCAAGAGCGCCTGCGATTCGCGGTCGGTCTTGATTTCGGCGCCGGCCACGGTGAGGCCGCCGGTTTCGCGCGCGTAGCGATAGGCGGCGAGGGCGGCCAGTTTATCCTGCTGGATTTCGGCCAATAGCCGTGTCGGCGGCGACGCGGCGACGCGCTGGCCGTTTTGCCAGAGCCATTTACCCGGCTCGGTGAGGAAGGCCTGCCAGTCATCGTCGCTGATAGCAACGGCCTCGGCGGGGATGCGGCAGTCGGGGTTGACAACGGTTTCCGTAGCCCAGATCGGTTCACCTTCGATATCTGTTCCGGCCTGGGTGGTTATCTGGATGTGGCGAGGGCCGTGAACATCAGCAGCAAAAAACGCGCTTGGTGTACCATTGGTTTCAAACTGACCATATTTCATACTGTCCTCCTACCACCCAATCGCTATGTATTGGACTATGATTGCCGTATTGTCATCCTGGTTGCGGAATGTCGCTTGTGACGCGGTGAACGAGTAAAGGGAAGCCGTTAATGTTGAATTCCAGGCGGCTGCAGCGAAAGCATTTGGCACCACAACAAAACACGCAGTCGGGAAGGCCAGCGGGAAGGTTACTGTCCCAAGTTGACTGGCGTTGATAACTGCTGACGAACCCCACTGGAAAATTATTCCGCCTGGCAGCGGCTGGTGGCCATTCGCTGCTTTAGATGCAGCGAATTGACTAAAAACGACCGCATCGCCGGTGGCCTCGCCAGCGGCGAATTTGCAGCGGCCGCTGGCGTCGCGCAACGCCAGCCTGTTGGCGGTGGCGTCACTGACAGAACTGTGCGGATTGGTAAGATCAGCGTGAGCATCCCCTTCAGTCTTGCGCCACACATCTGTTG